AGACCATTTCATCAAGATAGTAGAAGCATATGGATAGTGAAATACAAAAAATTGAAAACATTATTGAAGTAATGGCGCAGTTAAAAGCGTTAGAAAGACAAATACGCAAAGATTACAATACTCAAGGCGAATCATTAGCTTTGATTCTGGCTTTAATCGCAACAGCAGAGATACCAAACATAACATTACTTCCTAACCTTGAGGATATAGCCGTAGCATGAGTAGTATATATTCAGCATTCTGTAATAACACTACAGACCTACAAAGTGTCGTAAGTGACATTGATAAATTTGATCGTAAGCGCGTACTAGCGCCCAACTTCACGACCACAGATACTAGTAATTTATACCAACTTAATAATACTGGTTTTATTGGTCAGCTATATAAAGATGGCGTAGAAATGACTGCTGTTACTGATACGCCTAACGCTGATAATGAATATAATTATTCTAGCAGCACTGACTCGTTCCAGTTTTTCTTAGCATCTAGTTCTGTCTCTGCACTTAATAGTGCAGTGTTTGAGTCAGGACAGGATTGGGATAATTTGAAAAGCACCGTATGCAAAGAACAAGCAGACTTAATGCGCAGTTATTTAGACAGACCAATTTACAAGCGTGCAAACACCACATACCAAGGCGCAAGCGAGCGAAACTATGATTTTATAATCGTTCGTATTAACGCCATTCTCGCCTGCGCCGACCTGGTAAGAAGTAGCGATCCTGAGAAAGCTGATGTTATAGAAGCGATGGCAATTAGTCCTGATGGTGATGGCCTTTTAGATAAGCTTAAGCGCCGTGAATACGTAATGTCTAATGAGACTTCGTTTGCATCAGAAAAAGGTGTTATACAAGAGATTAGCCTTAATGCCTCAACTACTGGTTACATAGAAGATATAAAGTTGCACGGACCACCAGCGGTTGATTATGATGAAGTTCGCGTTGTTATTTCTACTGGTGGCACATTTGCACTAGGTACAACAAGTCCAGTAAAGTACGATGTAATTATAAAAAATAGTAATGGCTTACGCATGAATAAAGTAGTAAGCGCAGAACAAGTAAATGGTGATTACCAAATACTTGCTTATGGAGCAAGGATACGTTTTCAAGCAGGCGTTTATTATGCAAATGATGAGTTTAGTATCATCTTTCAAAGTGACGAACTGCCAGTTGGAACAATCAAATCAGGACAAATATACAGATAAGGAGTAATTATGCCAAAAGGCCCAGGATCATATGGAAGTAAGCGTGGAAGACCACCAAAGAAAAAGAAAAATAAAATGAAAAAGCGCAAAGGCGTGTCATCGAAGCGCCGTTAATATAGATGGCAATTTCTTACGAAAATGTTATTTATGACCGGGTTATTGAGAGCTTGTCTAGCATTATTGCTAATGAGTTCTCAATACCGATCAATTATGATGCCCATGAGGGTAATCAAAGTTTTTTGATAACGCCAGTAAGTGATGAACTAGAAGAGCTATTAGCTAGTGGGCAAACAAGAAATGTTGAAATATCTATTAGTTATGAACTGCAAAGTTCTGGTAATTACACAAAAAATAGTATTAGTCAAGTGAGCAATCTTGCTGAAAGATTAAAACGATTACTATACAATAATAAAAATTATGCCGTGAGTGGAACAACAAAATATTTTAATGGTAGTGTAGCAAGCATTACCTACGAAAGAGATGAAGATAATAATGAGCTATTAAGAGCTATTACTTCATTTACATGTCAAACATTGGAGCTAGTATGAAATATAAAGCAAAAGAATCTTATAAAAATCTTGATGCAGCAAACAACTTTATGTCGTTGGGTATGGCATCAAAGCATTTATGGTTGCTTGATGGTCAAGAAATAGAATATAATGGCAAATTATCAAACGATATGCAAAAACATTTAGAAGAAGTTAAAGATGTCTCAAAAGGCAAAGGAGCTGAGTAATGGCAAAAAGTGCAAAATTTCAATTAAAAAATAATACTAATGTCTTTATTGGCACGGAAGTAACAATGGGTACAGCATCAGTTGCTGGTGGCGCTCTTGTTGAGCTTCCAGCCACTGATTTTAGTTTCTCAGAGCTTGGTGCTGGTGGGCAAACATTAAGCATTGCTCCATTTAGAGTAGGTGGTGGCCTAACACAAAGTGATGATATGGTCCGCGCACAAAGACATGATCGTATGTATGAAATTTCTGTTACATTTATGTGTACTGATGCGGCAACAAAGCGTGTACTTTTAAATTTATATGAAGACGGCGCAAGTGGTGGTTTATCATCTTTACTAGGCTCAATGCCAACTACAATGTTATTTGAAGATGGAGCATCTAATGCAATTCCAGTCAGTTTGATTTTTCGCGATTCTGCGCATGATGCAACAAGTGATATGGTATTTAAAAGTTGTATGGCAACTTCACTGACCTTTTCAGGTGATATTGGTGGTAATGGCGGTGTAGTAATGTGTACCGCGGTATTTCAAACCGCTTACTTACCCACTGGAGGAACTGATTTAAGTTATAGTAGTATTACAGCAGTATCTGCTCAACAAACAATCTTTAACATGCATGATTTAGTCGATACAAAAGTAACACCTAGTGGTGGTAGCGCTGAAGATTTACTTATGTATAACTTTGAAATAAATATTGCTAGGCCAGTTACTAGAATTGGATTTGATTCATCAAGCGATTTTAAACCAATGGGTTATTCTCTTGGTGGTTATGAGGTTACTGGTTCTTTAACAGTAAAACGTGACGCTGAATCCATTTCGGCTATAGCAGAAAATACTTCATTTGCATTAGCAATAAATACTAAAAACGATTCAAGCGCAATTATATATCAACTATCAGCACCAACATGTTTAATTGATGCAGCATCAATAAGCTTTGATGATGATGGCTTTAAGCAAGTTATTCCTTTTAGAGCTACATATACTGGTGCTACAACATCTAAGATTTTTGAATTTTCAGGTGCTGCTGGTGATAGTTAGACCTGGGTTAATACAAACAGTGAGGTTGTATGACCGTAAAAACAAAACATGGTGATTTTGAATGCCGTGAATTAACATTCAAGAAGCGTAGAGAATTACACCGTTTAGAAATTGGCGCATTAGGAGCTGATGGGCAAATAGACTTAAATAAGTATTATGATGTAATGGAATTTATTATGTCATATGCTTTTGTTAATGCTGAAGAATCATTAGGGCATTTAGATGATGCAGAGATTGATACAGTATTAAGTGAAATCTATACAAGGTATAAGAATCCACCCAAAAAAAAGAGCTAAAAGTACGCGTTGCGATGTGGATGAATTATCATAGTGTACCAACACGTAACTTAGTTTTTCCATATCGCGCTAAATCGCCCACATTAAAAAAATCCATTACATACACAAAAGAAGAAGTATGGAATGAGATTGATCGCGTACTTGCAGAAGACCAAACTGGCAAATTTACACCCGGGCAACAATTATATTATAACATGCTACATTGCGCAGATTCGACCTTTTTTTATGACAATGATGTTGTTGCACTATTAGAAGAATATCTACTGCACAAACGCTTTAATATAGCTTTATATGAATCATTAGATAATGCACTGTGCGAACGTATGTCGCTTTTTGCTGCTATTGATGAAGAGTACTTAGCAATTCAACGAATGGAAAAAGATGGCAGCTGAAAAATTTATAATTGAAATACGCACCAAAGGCTTTAAAGGTGCGAACAAATCTTTAGAGCAAGTTACTAAATCAACAAGAGCATTTTCACGCGAAGCTAACAGAGGTAGTGGTATGGCTGCTACGTTTAGGCGTAACATGTCAGGCTTGCGTAATAACTTACTTCTTGTAAGTTTTGCTTTCGGTACAGTTGCACTTGGTTTTAAAAAATTTATTGATGCAGCGTCAGGTTTTGAAGATGTAAAGACTCGTTTAACTGGACTAATGGGTTCAGCAGAGCGAGCAGAGCGTGCATTTAAAAACTTTAATGCAGTTGCCGCAACTACGCCGTTTAGTCTGCAAGATGTTGTAGAAGCTGGTGCGCAGTTAAAAGCATTCGGAGCTGATGCAGAGGGTATGATTAAGCCAGTAACTGACCTTGCTGCATTCATGGGTACAACTGCAACAGAAGCTGCTAACTCACTTGGTCGCGCTTTTGCTGGTGGTGCAGGCGCTGCTGATATTTTAAGAGAACGTGGTATACTTAATCTTGTTAAGTCATTCAATAATATTGATGATTTAAGTAAAATTACATTACCTGAGTTTCGCAAAGCACTAGAAGCCACATTGATAGACCCTACAGCAGGCATACAAGGTAGTACCGACAGAATGGCTAAAACTTTTACTGGTGCATTTAGTAATATGACTGATGCTGTTACCAGGCTTGCTGCTAATATTGGTAATACTTTTATGCCTGCTTTAAAAAGCGCAACAATTGGATTAGGTCAATTTGCTAGTGAAACAGATAGATTTTTGACATTTGTAAAAAATGGTCGCGCTGATTTTGATGTGTTTGGTGATACCATTGATGCTTTTGGTATCAAAATTGAAACATTAACAGTTAAACAATTGGAAGCAGAGTTAGCCACATTAAATAAACAAATGGCAGATTCCAAAAAACCAATTGAAGAAGCAGCAGAATCAACAATTAGTTTTGGTGATAGTATTAAAATTTTAGGACCAGCGCAAGATGTGTTAGCAGATGGCACAATTAAAATCAGTGAAAACTTTAATGGCTTTAATGATATTTTGTCTAAAAATGGTGTTACAATACTAAAAGGCACTAGTCTTCTTGACCAATTAAAAGTAAAAGAAGATGATTTTAATACTACTCAAGTCGCAACAAATGTTAATGCGCAAGTATTTGAGGAAAGAATAAATGCAATAAATGCAGAACTTGAGCGTAGAAACAATCTTAATCCTGATTTAGAGCTAGCTCAAAAAACATTTAGTGAATTATTAGAAAAAACAGCGCTTGCACAAATAAAAAATATTGATGCAACTATATTAGAAATAGAAACAAATGCATTGCTAATTGGCTCAACTCAAGAAGTAGCAGCAGTATTAGATATGTTACGGCAAAAACGAGATAATTTACTTGGTGTCAAAAAGAAAGAAAATGACGAAACAGATGATTCGATAGAAAAAAAGAAAAAAGAAGAAGATCAATTATATAAAACCGCCGCTGCTACTACAACTATTGCATCCGGACTTCGTACAATGATGAGTGCTGGCGCAAGCGCAGAAGACCAGTTTAAAGCACTACTGGGCACTTTAGCAAAACTTATTACAATGGGTGTATTTAGTCCTGGTGGCGTTGCGACTGGTGGTTCAGCTTTAATGGGTAGTATTCTTGGTGCTTTTGTTGGGCATACTGGTGGCCTGATACAAAACAACGGTATTCAACGTTTTGCTACTGGCGGTATGGTCCAAGGGCAAGACAATGTGCCAATCCTTGCACAATCAGGTGAATTTATTATGCAGAGAAGCGCAGTCAATAGCATTGGTTTACAAAATTTAGCACAAATGAATCAAACTGGCGAATCAAGCGCATCTTTAACTGTTAACATATCAGGTGATATTATAGGCAATGAAGATCATGTAAGAGATAAAGTATTGCCTGCAATTAAAGAAGAATTAAGGCGTGAAGCTAACGCATAAACTATGGCACTTTCTCCAAGTACAAATTTTTCTAACTCTCTCAAGCGTAATAATGACATTTTTCCCATACTTACAATTGCTGGTAGTGCAACTTTATATCTTAGTACAAGAGATGTAACAGTAGAATCTCAAGCATATGATGGTAGGCTAATGAATGCACCTAGCATCATATCTAATATTGATTTACGTAGTTTTAGTAGTAGAACAAACAATATAACATTACGCATTGCTAATGGTGGTTATGCTCCTACATTTGGCGAAAGAAATAATCAAGTGGTGACTATTTATTTTGCTTCTAATGGTACATTGTCTGCGCTTAGTGATTGCTTAAAGGTTTTTACTGGACGAATTATTGGAGTTTCAAAACTTACTGATAAAGAAATAGTTGTTAACTGTGAAGACCTTAGTGCATGGCGTGCAAATAAAATATTACAAGAACAACTTACTGACCTTGCTGGTTATAATACGCCAGTAAAAGGCAAATTTAAGCCAATTAGCTATGGCGATTTCACTCAGAACGTTTCTACTGAGGCAAGTCCTAATCAATGTACTAGCAAAGAGTTTAGACCAGCGCATTTAATTACACATGATAGTTCATTTATTTACTATGATGAGGGTCTAAACAATGGTGGGGGTAGAGGACATATATACATACCAAGTATTGATCGTTTTATTCCAATTGAAAACGCAACTACTGCAACATTAGAAAAATTTAACACAAATGTTATTCGCATAAATAATGTTTCAGATACAGCAAATCAGAAAACATTTTATAAAAACACAGTAAGACTATCTCCGGTTTCACATGTTGCTACTAGCGATGTTGCAAATCCTAATTTGGATTTAAACTTTACTCCAACATTAGCAATAAATGATGATGATGATGATTCTGTTACAATGGCAACAAGTGGTAGCGCAAGTGGCAGTCCAGCAGGAACATTAGCTGCCATGAGTGGTCAATTAAATGGTAGTATTGCTAAAGTAGTAGCTGTAATCATTGCTGAGAATGTTGGTAACGATTTTCCGGTTGGTGTTGTAAATCTTAGTGTTGCTCACATATACGATAATAGTGGTAGTGATACATTATCGGGCATATCATCATCTGATTTAGAAACCGGAAATGGCTGGTCAGGCGATAACTCTTGGTCAACATTTGCAGGCAATATTAAATATGTTGTGAAAAAAGACATTACATCTGATTGGACTACTGGTTCAGTACAAGGGTATCAACCTGGGGTAAATTTAACAGATATTGTAATGGCTCTACGTATATCAGATGATAATAATATTCGCTCATTAAAAGTATATAGTATGTATTTAGATATTACGACATTTATTGAATTAGAGCAGCGCACAACAACATATTCTAAAAAAAGTGTAAGTGAGCAAATACCTGAAACTATTTATATTGGCAAAAATGCCACGTTGCTTGAATCCGGTTATACAGAGGTTGCAGATCACGGGCCAACTGAAGTACATGAAAATATATTAATAAACTTTGGGCCTGGAGATATCATTGATGATACTTCTCAAGCAGCAGTAGAGGGTAATTTTAATGCAGATGGTAAAGTAAGATGCACTATTGATAATCCTAGCATGACTGTACAAGATGCTTTAAATAAACTCCAACAGGAAGCAGGGTTTATAAGTTACATTAGACCAAGTGATGGTAAGTTGTACTATCTTATTGAAGATGGCAGTAGTAAAACAATTAATGCTAATCTAACAACTGCTATGTATCGTAATCCGATCTTTGGCACTATACCGTTAAGTAAAATGTTATGGCGTGTTAACTTTAATTATGATAAACATCCATCTACTGGTGCATATAGAACTAGTGGTGCTGCTCAAGATACGAGTACAAAAAGCACGTATGCATTTACTGATACTAGTGGGGTAATAACACTTAATAACGACTGGGTCAATGAGTCAGAAGCAGCAACAAATTTAGTTAATCTTTTTAAATATCAACGCGTTACTGCTCAATGTGAAATATTAGACCCAAATGCATGGAAACTTGAAATTGGTGATGTAATAACTTTTAGCGATCCACCAGCAGATTTTAGATTTCGTGATAGTAGCGCTGCATATACAGACTACCAATTTCGAATTATAGAAACAAATCGCACTGTAAATAGTTTAAAAATAAAAGCAATGGAAGTGTATAAAGCGTAATGGCACATAAGTTATACTTTGATAGTGCTGCAACGCGTGATGCCACGCTTACTGACGGCACAATTATAGAAGATAGTGGCAATGGAACATTTTCTTTTTCTTCAGGAAGTACGATAAATAATGAAGATAGAGCAATTGATTTACAGCTTACAGCAAACGTAACCAGTTTTAGTGGTAGTGCTAATGATGCATTACAATTTGATGTAGGTGCTGCAAAGACAATTGATTTTATGGCTATATATTTTCAAAGTGGAGAGACAGATAATCTACGATTACATGCAGATGATGCTACAAGTGGTAATACAGCAGTGCAACATAATTTTACTGACGATTTTTCTGCTGGTTGGAACATCGCATCATTTACACAAGCTAGTTATCGATATTGGATTGTAGAGGCAACAAGTGGATTTTTAAGTCCTGCTGAAATATTTTTTGGAGAAGCGCTGACATTACCAATAGATGGAAACAGTATTACAATAAAAAAGCCATTTAATTCATTTATTGCAAGTAGTTACAATAATGTGGAATACTCTAATAAAATTGATAATGAGCCAAGAGAATGGACAATACAATTGCCAATTATTACAGTGGCAGATAAAACACAATTAGAACTATTGCAGAGTTATGATATTAATTTATATACTTTTCTTTATTATGATGAATCAGAATATCACACAGTAAGACTTGCAAAGCCATTGCGTTTTAATCAAATCGCAATTAATACTTTTTCAACCACAATAACATTGAGAGAAGAACTTTAATGGCTGCAACAATATACTATGATAATTTAGGATCGCGTTCTGCTACACTAACAGATGGTACAACTGGTAGTTCTAGCTTTAGCAGTAGCAATGTCCTCAGTGATGAATTACGCGCAATTGATGGTAATATAACAGATGTAATTGGTGGCTGGACAGTAGATGAGGGTTTGCAATTTAATTTTGGCAGTGAAGTCAACCCTACATTTTGTGCCATATATAGTACAGTCGCTACTAGTAACGATATTAAGATACAGCGTGATAATGCAGCTACTGGTGCTTTTAATGGTATTGCAAATACAATAAGTGATATTGTTGTTGGTTGGAACATCAGATCGCTTACCGCTTTACAAATGCAATACTGGACAATTAATAGCACTGTAGGAAATCTTACTGGTATATCAGAAATATTTTTTGGTAACCCATTTGAACTGCCAGTGCAACCTACGGCAAATATTATTACTTCTCATAATTTTGGCACAGAAGAAATTAAAGCACATGGCGCTAATCGTTATTATTTTAGTAAGCATAGTAACTATAAACAGTTGACATTAAGCCTTGATCATATGACAAGCGCAAACAAAACTAGTTTAGAAACATTTGCTAATACAGTTACAGACCGAGAACCTTTTATTTATAGTGAAGATGGCACTACTGGACCATATCACTGGGTTAGGTTAGTTCGCCCACTGACATTCAAGACTGTAGCGCCTGATATTTTCTCATGTCAGGTGGTGATGAGAGAACTAACCTCTTAGGTACATTTAGGTACAAAAAGCGCCTTTCACGACAATCTCGTAAGCGGACTTAAAATCCGTTGGTAGCAATACCGTGCCGGTTCGAGTCCGGCCCCGGGTACACGACGAGAAACCTCACTTTCAGTGGGGTTTTTTGCTATATACTCAAATTTCATAGTTTGGCATATTATGGCATATTATGGAATATTTCTTAGGTACATTTAGGTACAATTATTTTTTGTACCTAATTTTTTGAAATAATGCTAGCAAGTGAATCATGTACCTGATTATTTGTAGCGCGTTGTTCTGCGATGCTAATGCCAGCATAATGATTGTCAACAACTGCATCTGACTTATCACCAATACTGCGAGATGCTTGCGGTAAGTCATGTGTCTCATTACGCAATACTTGCGCTTTCATTCTACGCAAATCATGGCAAGTGAACTCTATACCAGTAATAGCAACAATCTCATGCATAATTTTATTAAGCGCTTTATACTTCATGTCCAATGGGCGCTTATGTCCACGCTCTTTCCACTTCTTTAATATAACCATAACTGAGGGATGCACATCTACCGTTTCGCGTATTTGCCTACGTTTTTGAAGCAATTGCAGGGTATTGTTTTCAAGATTAACATGCTCCCAGTGTAATTCCTTGTATGGCTTTGTTCTTTGATAACCAGTAAGCTCATTGGCTCTAGAACCCAATACAGCAAAAAGCCACATTATATCTTTTTGGAAGTCATCTAATCCTGGATGATTAAATAAAGCATGTATTTCTTCATCGCTCCAAGTCTTATATACAATGGGTTTAAGCTCAGTATCTTTATAGCGATCGCTTTTCTTTATCACTAGTTTATGTATCAACTCTTCTTCAAATGCCCAATTAAATATATGAAGTATATCACGCAAGTAACTATCAATACCTCGCCTAGAGCGACCATGCACAAGCTCCATTTCACGTTTATAAATTGTCCATCCAGTAACTTCCATTCCAACTACATCTTTTTTCATTGTCCTAATGTCGCTCACGAATGTTGCGTCAGGAAATACCTTGCGACAACTATTCATTACTACATTGTATTTGGCTTTAGTATCAACATTGGTCATTGTGCTTAATACATTGTTTGTAAAAGCAGTAAAAACTTCACCAACAGTTATTGGTGCTTGTTGCTTATGAAGCAGGCTTTCCCAGTCCATATTATTCTTTTTAAATAATTCTACTTGCTGCCAATGTGATAATGCAATCACTGAATCATCTTTATTACTATAATATGTAGATTCCCATTTATTAGTATATGGATTTTTATATTGTACTTTATAAGTGCTTTTGCGACCGCGCACTTTATTCATGCTTGCCATGTGGTTGTCTCCTGCTTTTTATTGTGGTGAAATATGTGTTTAAGCTATGCCATTCATAAAATGTATGTTTGCTACAGCAGTTTTAGAAACCCAATCAACAAGATATTGATTCATTGCATGTACTGGCAATCCATCTTTTGTTTGGTATGTAACTGGCACTTTTAAATTATATGCGTACATAGCTCCTTTTGACAATACCATAGACTTTACAATATTAGTAGCAACTTTTAACATTGCTTTTTTTGCATCTTTTGATCTTAATAAATGTACTGGATGCTCTTTATAATTAATAGATTGACCAAAGCAAAATATATCATTTATTAACGTGTCTTTGCTATAGCCAAGTCGTTTAACTATGTAGTCAAAACTTGAAGTTGCTTTTACATATTGCATATTTACAGATAATTTTTTTAAGTCTATTTCAAATCTGCATTCCATTGAAAATTGGTATTCTGTGTCAATTGAGTCATCCAAAGAGTTGCTATTGCTATTTTTAAGTAACCTATTTTCTGCTTTTAACTGCTTTATCTCACTATCTTGATACTCTATCAATCTATTTTGTTGGTTCATGGTTAAGTCTCCTGTGTTATTAGTTTTTACTGTATGTGGTGAAACGGCAATGCCGCCTTGATTGTACTCAATATTATATTGCATTTTCTTTGCAAACTCTGAAAGCACAGATCGTCTTAATTTTAACGAGTCTGCTTTTATCCATCGGTCAATAGTTTGCCTGGAAATGCCAGTTGATTTTTCTAGTGCCCAAGATGATTCACCGCTTTTTTGAATCATGTATTGCACTGCTAATAAATCACTTTTAAATGTCTTTAATGTCATGTTATAAGCCTCTCAGTTAACTCATATTACACGATATTCTACGTTATTCCAAATTATTTCTTGTAAAAAGAAATATACTGTATTTAACTTTATACAACGTTTATGGAGCAATTAACGACACATACCAAATTTCGCTTTCGCGGTTTACTACGTAAGCACGGTATATCTCAGCGTAAGCTTTGCAGGCTAGTTGGTATAAGTCCTGCGCTTCTTACAATGATGTTAAATGGACAAAGAACTTTTCAATTTAGGCATAGAGATAACATTGCAATGGTTCTCGGTGTAGAAGAAGAAAGTATTAACTGGAATGAATAGACCAATATCACCAACACAAGGTTGGCTTAGTATGACTCAAGCTGCTGATTATATAGGTATGAGCCGTAAAAGCGTTGATAAAGCAGTAAAATTAAAAGAGCAAAACAAATGTAACGCTACGTTACGTATAAAGTACGTTGGAAATGAAAAGAGAATTTCACGTAAAAGCTTAGATGAAACAGAAAAAATTTATACTTCTCTTAAGTAAAGTGGGGCGGTTTCCTTCTTGTAAGCAACGTCATGTTGTGATTCTAACCTCTCAATTGAATCCTCATACCGCCCCATGATCTTTCGCGTCCACATACCAAAAGATACTGAGCAAATCAATGTAGCACGCAAAATTCGTGCATTATTAGAAAGAGCAAATGTGTATTCAACTACATATGAACCTCAAGACGCACAAATAGGAATTAAACTTCATAAAGTACCAAGTAAAAAATTATTAGGTCAAATATTTGGCTTGATACAGAGAGGTGGGTATGAAATAGAGCAAGTGACCCCAGCTTACGCCAGGGTCACCGTTCCTGTTTCTTCACCACAAAGAAAACAGAAGACAACACAAAGTTAACAAAAGGAAAACAATATGGCTAACAGTTTAAGTGGATTAGATATACCGTCAAGCGAATCAGGCGGTCTGTTTATGAAAAAGTTAGAGCAAGGTGAGAATAGAATGCGCATACTTACAACCCCGATACCGGGTTATGTATGGTGGCCTGAAAATGAGAATAAACCAAAACGCGTGCAAAAGCCGGGTGATATTGACACTGGCGTTAAAGATGCAAAGTACTTTTGGTTTCTTACTATTGCTATTAATAATGAAGTAAAGTTTTTAGAAATAAAACAAAAGACTATCCTAAATCAGATAAAAGCATTATCTGATAACAAAGAATGGGGCGAGGTGCAAGAATACGACATCACTATTACGCGTAGTGGTCACGATTTAGAGACTCAATATACAGTCGTTCCAAATCCCAAAAAGGCAATTGAAGCTGATGTAGTAAAGCAGTGGTCTTCATTAAAAGATCGCTATAACGCAGAAAATCTTTTTACCAATGGTACTCCGCTAGAACCCGGTGAAGAGAAAGCGCAAGATGAAGAAGAAGAGTTGCCATTTTGATGAACGTAGCTAAAAAAGGCTATCGTGGCGAAGTTGAGGTCAAAGAACTACTCTCTGACCTCGGCTTCGATGCCGAACGCTCTTGGGGCAGTGATGGACGCGCGTTTGGTCTTGCTAGTGATATAGACATTAAGGCAACACGTGACGATTTAGAGCTGCATGTGCAAGTTAAACGGCGCAAAAAGATAGCAAGCTACTTAGAATTTAAAAATGCAAACCTTGTTGCTGTTCGTCAGGATCGTGGCAAGTGGGTATTTATAATGAGCGAAGAGATGTTTAAAGATGTGCTTCGCGTGGAATAAAAATATTAAATCCGAGGATACAGTTAAGAAGTTGAAACGACTGACTGATAGGTTGGCTAAACCATCCTCGGACGAAACTCCGGCATCGAAAAGCTTAATAATTAATACCCAGGTTGGCGTAGGCGGTAAGCTGCCTGATGCCGGAAAGTAATAGATATGACAGTGAAACAAAAAATGATTGCAATAGTTGGCAAGGCTATTGTTGATACACTAGAAGAATATGCTAACAAGCAACCAAACCTTGCTAGTGAGACTTCACGCTTTAAGATAATGACAGATATAATGGATAAGATAATAAGACAAATTGACAATCCAAAAGGCATGAGCGAGGGCGTGACAGATGAATTATAAAGAATTTACAGAGTATAGAGACAAGTTTGTTGGTGAAGCACTAGACATTAGCGACACTAAATCAATTGAATACACTATATCTAATAAAGACAAGCACTACAACTTTAAACACGTTGCGGACCGTTTAGGCATAACACCACAGCAAGCCATGATGGTATACGTGTTAAAACATGTAGATGCTATATGTAATGATGCTAAAACTGGCAAACAAGTAAGCGATGAAACAGTTCGTTCACGTTGTCAGGATATAATGAATTATGCAATTCTTTATGCATCATTACACCACGAACAGAAGACAACCAAAGGTACAAACCATGATAGTAACACTGAACGAAGTGGAGCAGAGTCTAGCGAAGCAAGTTGGAACGAAAAGAAACCAACAGAACCTCGCAAATGGAACGAACTCAACAAAAGTAGCAAATCCTGATAACGATATTAATGGGTTTGCTGGCGAGTTAGCACTTGCTCGCGTTTTAAACAGTTACCCCGATTTTAGTATTGGCCCACACAGGCGCGGTTTTGATCTTAAGATGCGTGGTAATGATGGTAAAGATGTACGCATTGATGTAAAGACAACTAGACATCAAGCAGGGTATTTAATAGCAAAAAAGTGGCGCAAGGTCGATGATTGTGACATGTATGTGCTTGTTAGCGGAACAATGCCACGTTATGAGATACAAGGGTGGGTATGGTCTGCTGAACTAGTTAATCCTAGCAACTTATCTGATAATGGTTATGGCGAGCATTATCATATGGAACGCTCTCAATTAAGAGTATGGAAATATGGAAATACTAGATATTCAGTAGTTGATCTGTTTGATGGTGACATACTTGCATAGTCAGAATGTTGGAACAATTGGAGAGTTGGCTGTGCGTATAGAATTAATCAAACAAGGATATAAGGTGTATATACCTGAAGTCGATGTCGACCATGTTGATTTAATTGTAGAGCTACATAATAATTCATTTCAGCGTGTCCAAGTTAAAACAGTGACCAAGCCAACTACAGACACTGCAATACAAGTGCGCTGCGTTAAATATGTAGATAGCGGTAGGGTAGATGTGGTGGCGGTTTATTACGTGCCACAAGATAAGTGCGCATTTGTGCCTTATAACAATGAAAAGATGTTAAGCCTTGCCTTAACTACCGCAAAAAATAATCAAACATCTAAACGTATATGGTTCTACCAATACGAAAGATATCCGGAGTTTAGTTAATGATATTAGAACATTATGCAGGAAGTGTGTCATTTGACACAGACAATCACGAAAGAAGTGATCAGATAGTCACGGCACTGCGCTATAAAGATTTGGTAGAGAAGATACAAAACCTTATGAAGCATCGCAAAAACCCTGAAGTGCATTTTGCGTGCCATAAAATGGGTAAAAAAGAATTTGATTTAACTGAGAAACTAACAAGAGAGGTAAAAAATGCAATGGATACTTGAGAAAAAAGCAGATAATGACCGTTTTGGTGGTCGCATATTAAGAAATAAAGAGACACGTGGGCGCAAGCTAGTAGTAGATAAGCTTATTAAGTATTGCCCATCATGCGAAAGAACGTATGAGCGAGTCAATATGGGTAACTATAACTCAAAGTTTATGTATTACAAAAAAGGACAAATACCATCATATGGTAAAGAAAAAGTAATATGCGAGAGATGCAAGTAACATGCGTTTGCTCGATTTGTTTAGTGGAATTGGTGGATTTGCGCTTGCTGCTAAGTGGGTATGGGGTAAGGAGCTGGATATTGTTGGGTTTTGTGACATTGAAGAATATTGTCACAAGGTACTTGCAAAGAACTTTCCTAATGTGCCTATATATAAGGACATCTGTGATTTAGATGGCGCAGATTTTACTAATATTGACCTTATTACTGGTGGTTTCCCTTGCACTGATATTAGCCAGGCTGGTGCTGGTAAAGGACTAATTGATGAGTCAGGAAAAAGAACTAGGTCAGGTCTTTGGTTTGAAATGCACCGTCTCATTAGCGAGATACGACCAAGATTTGCACTCATTGAGAACGTACCAATGCTCACTGCTAGGGGCGGAACACGAGTTATTGCAGACCTTGCCCAAATCGGGTACAATGCAGAATGGACGATTATCGGAGCAGACGATGTTGGAGCTTGGCACAGAAGAAAAAGAATATGGATCGTTGCCTACCCGGAACAACTTCCCAACACCAACGGTGTCGGATGTGTTCACGGCCAATCTAAAGAGCAGTCAGCAGAAAGAAGGGTCACTTCATTCGGTAACATTAAGTCAGGCCGTGCATATGAAGAAACTTTTTCCAACGCTGACAGCGAACGAGGACGCAGCAGGCACTCCAAACGGAAAAATGCAGCGAATGCTGGGCAACTGCGAAGAAGTAAGAAATTCGGGGGATGGCGTACTGAACCCAAACTGGGTAGAGTGGCTCATGGGATACCCAATCGGGTGGACAGACTTAAAGGATTAGGAAACGCTATTGTACCACAAGTAGCACAATTAATAATGGAGAAATTATATGGGAAAATTTAGTTTACATGGCACAAAATATATTAACGAAGAGGGTAAGCGCGTACCAAGCGTAACCACTATTATTAATGGGCATCTTGGCTGGAATAAGCAGGCACTACTTGGCTGGACAAAACGTATGATGCTTGGTGGCCAGGATAGCGACAAGGTTTTAAGTGAGGCTGGTGATATCGGTACATTACTTCATTTGCTTATTGAGGGGCATCAGCAAGGCTTTGATGTTGATACAAAAGATTATAGCTATAACCAGGAAAAAGCTGCGATGAAAGCATTTGCAGGGTATTTGCAGTGGTATGAGAAAAGAAAGTTCAAGTCACTTGCAAATGAATTGGTTTTAGTCAATGAAGAATTGCAAGTAGGCGGTACAATTGACTCTATTGGTAAGATGGGTGATGACTTAGTAGTAGTTGACTGGAAAACGAGTAAGTATTTGTATGCAGAAAATAAGATCCAATTAAGTGCCTATTGTTATATGTATGAACAAGCACAACCCAAGGCTAAGATATCACATGGTCTTGTGATGCGCTTTGGTAAGGATGACGGCAAATTTCATCAGCACGTTATCAAGAGAGAAAAATTAGAAACCGGGATTGAAGTATTTAAGGCGCTTGTAAAAATCTCGCAACTCAAATCCCAGCTTTGATACGCCCATCAGAGGTTTTCTCTGAAATCAACTCAGGTGGGAAACGTGCGCGCTGTCCTGATTGTGCTGATGGCAAGAAGAATTACAATGTACAGATAGAGCCGGACCATGCATTCTGCCATAAGTGTACGAAGACCTGGAGGTTTGATAACGATAAACCATATACTAATGGTGAGATAGAGCCGCCAACTGTAAAAGAAAAAACATATGTGAAAAGTAGCGGAGCTGTAAAAAATTCAGGATTTGTAGAAAACCGTGCAAATTTCTTAGCACACTGGAAGAAAGTTAAGAAAGACTTAGAGCTGCCGTGGAATTTAGAATCTAGGCGTGACAAGTTTGGTATAGGTGTGCGTAATAATGATAATGAAATGCAGTTAGTATTTCGCATTACAGATAATCATATAAAAAGACATAAGGGTGAGCAGTTTGGCGATGCAGAATGCAAAATTTACCCTGACATAGCAGATATAAAACCCGACAGTACGCTACTTATCTGTGAGGGAGAAAAGGATGTCGTTAGTGCCTCATGTTATGGATTCCCGGCCATAACATTTACTAGTGGTGCTAACGGCATTCCTAAAGATATTAGCGTTTTAGAGCCGTTTAAAAGTATTGTTATTTGCTATGATAGTGATGAAAGTGGCCGTAAAGGTGCAAAAAAACTGGCAAATGAATTGTACCATGTGGACCGTAATATAAAAATACTAGAATTAGATGATAATATGGACATAACTGACTATTTTTTGGCCGGTAATAGTGCTATAGAGCTAAACATACTTATACATAGTGCTAAAGTGTTTGGTGATGATCCTGGTGACTTCGGTGGTGACCCAGTGTATAATGTGCTTGATTTTATTGACACATTTCAAGATGAAGTAAAATATATATGTGATGAGATACTACTTGAAGATGGTAGGACTAGCGTTGCTGGTGGTACAAATGTAGGCAAAAGCTTATGGGCCTTACAATTTGCGTTGTGCGTTGCGATGGGTGTGCCTTTTATGAGCTTTAATGTGCCAAGGCCGAGGCGTGTGCTCCTTGTACAGTTTGAGATGATGGATAGCATGATGACGCAACGTATTACTTCTATGATGAACGCACTACTTGATAAGTATCCGGACCGCAAACACTTACTTGGTAAAAACCTACATATTATTAGTGCGGACCAAAAGAAATTGTTTGAAGACTCATATGTGAAGATTGAGGGCAATCTTAAAGCTACAAAAAACCCTTACGAGGTGCTTATTATAGATAATCTATATACTAGTACGCAAGTAGATACGGTCAAAAACGATCAGTTACGTAGCTTACTTGAGACTATTGAGTCAATAAAGAAGCGTTATCAATTAGCTGTGATGATGGTAGCGCATCATAAAAAGATTAGTGAGAAGCAAGTACCAATTGATACTGCTATGGTGTTTGGTGGTTCTTTTTACTGTAACTGGCTTGACAATCTTATACAGCTTGCTGGAACGTTTAATGATAAGTTAAAAGTAATGAAGATCACAAAGACCAGGACAAATAGCGAGTTTCACAACTTACCGCTTGGCATCAAGCTTACAGATGATGATGAGCGTAATCATTTATTATATGAGTATTTGCAGCCACTACCAAAAGGTGAGGTGTTTTGGTATCGCGAACAAGAAAATTCCGATGAGGACCGCGTGCTTGAAAACATAGCGAGCCAAGGTGACAATTTTACATATGAGGATATGCGTTTAAGCCTAAAAGAAACATTAAACATTACTAGCAGTAATTCTATAAGCAGATGGCTTAAAAAGTTATTAAAACAGCAAAGAATAATAAAGATTGAACGCGGAATATATGCAAAGAATCGTACAGATTTAGATGCATTGCTTAATTAACCGACGCGCAGGAGAGGTGAAGTAGGTGAACTACTGTAAACACTTACTTCACTTACTTTACTTACTTCACTTATATTTAGTGTCGGTGTGAACATTTCAATGAAAAAAATGGATTTTATACATAAATGTCCATTATCACATGAAGAAGACAAAACTTGCATCTTTGCCATGCCAGTAAAAGACACCATTCATTGCAAAGCTGTGATTAACTGGTGGCATGATCTTGACATTGCTTTACATGATAAATGTTTTCACAGAGCTTGGGGCAGAGACAAACTACTTTGGCGCAACCGGCAAATAAAAAAAACCCTGCCAGGTAAAATATAAAAAACCCTGCGAGCAATAATATAAAACCATAAAATAATGCAAATAGTAGGGCAAAAAATCACCAAAAAATGACTGTTTTTTTATGTATGTAATAATTTGATACATGCAATAAAAGACACAAAAAAAGCGCTTTTAAAAGCGCTTAAAATGGACCTAAAAACATAATTTACTATAATGATTTAGGCACAAAAAAAGCACTTTTAAAAGCGCTTTTTTGATCAATTCAAATATTAATAAGTTATAAGAGACACAAAAAAGCCCGGAATTAATCCAGGCTTTTTACTTGCTGCGGTGTGTTTATTTGTTACTCTTCAATGCTTAACAGTAGCGCACCAATAAATAATAGTATAAACAAAGCTAGATAAAAATCAACCCAACCAAGGTTATTAACTGTTAAAACGCGGCTTAATAAGATCACTTTACAACCTCGCTTTTAAACGTAATCCAGGAATGCGTTTTTAATTCGCAATGATTACACAAAAAAACATTCTTGAATTGCTTAATTAAGTATGTTTTGTAATATGTTTTATTTGTTGGCGCTTTTATGCTGCATTTATAACACTTCATTACAGTTTGTTTTTGTTTAAATTTATATCGACTCTATCAGTCAATGTAAGATCAACGTAATCAATAGAATACAGATGATCCGAATCTAAAAAAGCATATAATCTATGTTCCGGATTACATGACTCTAATGTTTTAATAATGTCTTTAATTTTCATTGCTGCAAACCTCTTGTAATCTGTTATAATATATCAATATTTCATTAAATGCAATGTCTTGACCGCCTAACGTGATCATGTCATTACTTAACGTGACGCGGTCCGTCACACGTGCAAATATGCGAAATACTTTTAATGCTATTTTATTACGTTGTTCTAAGTTCATTTTTTAACCTCTTTTTTGTTTAAACAGCTATTACATAATAATTGATCATTACTTACACCATACAAAACAATTTGCGAATTATCCGCACATGTTCCAGGAACACCGCAGCCGCTGCAATATAGATTAATTTCTTGATCAACTTTATTTATGCAATACTTCATTTTTTAACCTCTTTTATGTAATTGTGATCAATCCAGGACCGGCAAAGCTGTATTAATTCATTATGCTTTAATTCATGCTGCGCACTATCAAAGCCGGCAGCGCGCACCATCAAACCCAAGCCGCGTTTATTTAATACATATATGCTGTAATCTGTGCCGTTACAGCTAATTAAACAGCTTTTATGTAATGTCGTATTCTCCATGTTAAAAACAACATCATATATTTTAATACTTGCCCTCTCATATTCAACCGCGTACCAATACAGCGCATCAATAACAGATATGTCTATAAGCTGCGGCGGCTTTACTTGGTATTTAAGGCGCTTTAATGTTTTAAAATGCATCATTGCAATTGCTTTACTTTCAAACTTATCAAAGCAAAAAGAATGATCTTTTTTATAATATTCAAGTACGTACATTGTTTACACCTCTTTTTTGTTTAAGATTTCATCAATTACGCCGGACTTGCTGCCGTGCGCCGGAAAATAAACTATTGATTTTCTACTACCCACCGCGCAAAGCTTGCAAGTCTTGCACGTTATACTATCTTTAATGGTTGCCGGACATTGTACAAAAGACTTACCACCTTGTTTAAAATTGCCCTTTTTTTTGCTATGAGTAACCGCAACAACCGGCCCCACATTAAGCGCGCTTAATTCTAGCGCATGATCTACACTGTTCCCGGATAAATTCACCGTAAAGCCGGCCGCGTTCATTGCTTTAATGATCACGCCGTTACCGTTTTTTGTTGGGTTATAATGCGTATATGTAAAGCCGCTTTTATTTTCATTTGCTGCGGTTAGTTGTTCGCATGCTGTGCCGTTTAGATGTACGCCGTCTCCTGGTAGATCACCGGCCACATTGTGCCGCCACAGCGTGCCAGGCGGTAACTCTTTTATTTTTTGCATTGTTGCCGGGAATACATCACCGCGCTTTTTTGCTGTTACTAAGCTCCAATTTATTGCGGTGTGGCCTTGCTCTGCATAGCAGCCGCCGTCGTTTTTGTGGTTAAAAATACAATCTATTGGACACGTTGCCGCGGTTGTATATGTTACCGGAATTGGTCTGGTTTTTTTATTTGCGCTCTTATAAACTAAATGCGTTTGATAATCTGTTGTCATGTTGTCCTCTCTTTTGTTTAACGTGGTGAATTGTTGCGGCTTTGCCGCGGTAATTATATTTTCATGCTTTCACACTCTTCTATATAATCAATAAAATCACTTAAATCTGTGTCTAAGCTTGGGCCGTATAGATCCCACTCATACAACTCACAAAAGCCAACATTAAAAACCGTTCCGGCTTTTAATTGGTTGTCTTTCTTAATGATTGTAAAAATTGTTTCCTCGCCGCTTTGGCATTCATATATCCAAGTATTGTTCATGTTCTAACCTCTTTTTTTAATGTTATTCTTATTAGCAATAAAAACAAATGCATCTCTTAATAAATCAAATGCGATTAATACTAATAATATTATTACGACCGCTGCCGTATGTGTTGTTGTTGGTATTAATGGAGCAGAAAACAGCATTATAAAGCCTAAAATGATTATAAATAAATTCATGTCCTAACCTCTTTTTTTACGTTGTTTTAAAATGTATGATGGAATAAACGACAGCGGCCGCAATACTGTTAATATTGTGATCTTAGCCAGTTCATTTATTATTCGCGCAATTGCTATTATATAATGCATGTTATACGGTTCCAGTTGTTATAATTATATACATATACAGACCATACGCAATAATAACAGATAGCGCCGGCAGCTCTATAATTAAGCAAATAATAATTAATACTAGTTTTTTTATTGTGTTCATGTTCTAACCTCTCATAGTTTGTTTATTGAACTGTATAATATTACGTTAATACAACGTCACTTGCAAGCTTTTTTGTGAACAGTTTATACAAAGTAATATTGCAATACATGTTTACAAAATAGGCACGCAACGGCCACGGCTTGCACTTGGTCCGCTTTAGTTCTATTTAGTTACAATAGACGCGCCACCGTCGACAGGATACGGTTTATTAATCCGTTTTTTATATATTTATACCTGATACGCCAAGGCCAAGTTAATTTTTCGCTATGTAGGCACTCCCTAAAAATTTTTTTCTCTTTTTGTGAACACCCCACAAACGCTACATTAGCGCTACATGGATTGGGTAGAACTAACAGATGAAGATGCGGAACGCCTGATTAGAACCATCACCCGAGCAAAAGATTATGCAAAGAAGATGGCAATATTTCAAAGTGGTTTCCTAGCACCTGAGATGAGATGGCTGCAAACATCAGCACATGATCTCTACGATGAGCTATCGCCACGCGAACGTGAGGTATTTAACATGCGCATACAACAACACACATTTCCCATTATAGCAGACGCTCTTGGCATTAGCGAAAGCAGTGCCAAGACTTACTGGCTAAGAACAATGGCAAAGTGCGCCAAGCTCTTTGTGTCACCTAATAAGCTATAAGTATATGCCTAAAAAAGTAGATATCGATCCTGATAAAGTAAAAATGCTCGCTAGTTTTGGTTGTACATACCTAGAAATTGGTAAGTACTTTGCTGTAAACGAGGCGCTGATACGCAAGAAGTACAGAACCGAGTTCGAGCAAGGCAAGGAAGAGATGAAGCTTTCTTTGCGTCAGCTCCAATGGAAACATGCTGGACAAGGCAACACGGCGCTGCTCATATTTTTGGGCAAGAATTATTTAAATCAAACTGATAAGTCTCAAGTAGACCACACCAACAACCTGGAGTTAGTGCTAAAAGAAGTAGGGTTTCAAGGTAACCCAATGGATGATAAAACAGATAGTCAACAAAAAGAAATTGTGGAAGCTGGTGGGATACCAACCGACTCCGCAACAGCTTAGTATACACGATTCCAACGCGAGATTTCGCATCAATTGCCAAGGACGGCGTAGTGGCAAGTCCTATTCAGCAGCATACGAAATACTTCCATATTTGCTAACACCAAACACGCGTGGCTGGATCGTATCACCAAGCTACAACCTCTCACAAAAGATTGCGCGTATTATAAAAGAAGATATTATGGTCAAGCTCAAATTGCCTATTGAGAACAAGAAAGAGGTTAATGGCGATCTATACTATATGAAACTTGCTGGACTTAACTCGGAGCTGTCGGTCAAGTCAGCGGATTCTCCGGAATCACTTATTGGAGGGGGTAGGTTGCCCCTCGACTAAATAGTTGGG